GATTTCTTGGTCATGATCGACATATAGCGGATGCGGTTAATCATTGCAAGAATGGGGGGATGGGAACGGGGAATTACTGGGTATGTATAATTTATATCCGCCCCCCGCGAAATTTTCAGGGGGGGGGTATCCGGCGGTTTTTTGCTACCTATCCGCGCTTTTGTCGCATAATGTGCATTATGGAAGCGATCTTGCCAGCCATAAACTAGCTAACCCCCTGTTATTATTGGATAACCATTGATTGCAACGCCTTATGGTAGTATATCCCTCCGCAATGACACCGAATCAAACCGAATCAATCTGGAAGGCGATCCCGATTCGTGCGTGCGCGCGGGTAATTATTAACTGTAAAGCCGTTAATCCACCCCCAAAAACGCCGCTAATTTTGCCCGATTCTATATAATGCCCGATTTTCGCTTGTCATATACTTAATTACAGATTAACTTGCACCTATCGTTAATCGTTAATCAGAAAGGCTTAATCATGAATATTGTAATCAACAAAGACGGTGAAGAGTTAAACGCTATCGCAATCCGCCACCAAGGCGCTGGCGATCTTATTAAACGCCAGCCGGACGCCAAGGCCGTTTATGTCATTAATCACTATGACAAAGAAAGCGATTCTTATTCATGTTCAGATTACTATGACATGAACCGCGAAATATTCATTAAATCAAACAAAACCGTTTATGTCGGTTTCACGTTTTAACCAACCCAAACAAGGAGTCAAAAAATGGATACCAACAAAAAACAATATTCAGATTACCGCGATTATTTGCAGGTGAATTTTTTCCAGCCGGAAATAATAGCTTTAATGGCTGATCCTGATTTTCAAAACGGCCTTGCAAAAATGCTTAATGCTTGCGACCAGCACGGGATAAGAATCCAGCACGCCGATTTTTTAGAGGCGATTAAATTGATGGACTATCACGGCTTTTAACCCTATCGGCTAGGCGGCGCAATGCCGCCTTGCCTTGTCACCGTCTGGCAATGCTAGGCCGTGACATGGCAAAAACGCCAGCATAGCAAAACAGAAAAGGAGTCATGCTATGAACTACACAAAAACAAAGCAAACCGCAAAAACCATGCAGGATATCGGTATCACTGATTGGAAGGAAGCGATCCGCCAGATGAACGATGGCGATTCGGATTTCTATATTGATGATTTCCGCTTTATTGCTGATCACGCAATAGACGCTATCCAGCAAGACGAACTCGAATCAGACAGCTATATTCTGGGCTGTTTTGCGTCATGGTTGCTGGCAGATGTGCTGGGCATATCAACAGAATCTGTTGAGAAAATCCAGCAAGCCAGCCCTGAGGCCTTAGGCGAGATGGTTATCGCTCAGGGCAAGGTCGCCGCCGTTCAGTATGCCTATGCAAGCGCAGATGGGTACGGGCATCATTTTGCCCATTATGACGGCAATGAGCATTGCTTTGACGGTTACACCGCTTTCAGGACTAACTAAGGGAGGAACCAAAATGAAGATCGAATTATACGAGGTAAAGCTGGTTAAAGCATGGTCACATGAGAGGGGCGGCAAATCTTTTTGCCTCCCATCATCCAGCCATGAGGCGGCGGTTCAGGCTGTCTTGAATATAGAACCATACTATAACCCTGACTGGGGCATTACCGTTTGCAAGGTCATAAACGGCAAGCGGCAAGCGGTCATAAAAGCCGCCTGATAACGATCTAGGCTTGGCGGGTAACAGTACCCGCCTTGCCCTATAAATGCCGTTTGAGCGGTGTTTATATGGCAATCCAGCCAAACATGATAAGGGAGTCGAATCATGCGAGAAATACAGCAATTAAAAGCCGAAATGATGATGATAAACGGTTGGCAAGATAAATGGGGCGAGGCCGTAAACTGGCATTTTTCTATTTGCGATGCCTTGCAGTTACGGGGCGATGATACCCCCGAATCTTGGCAATACAGGCCAGCCCTTTTCGGGGTTGATGATGAAAATTTTGATCTAGAAATTTTAAGCCACTTTAAAACAGAAACGCTGGTCAAAATGGGCGATATATTGCGCCGCTATATCATACTTTGCGAAAAAGCGGGTTTATCTTACTAGCCTTTATTCATGCCCTGCTGGCCTAGCTGGCAGGGTATATATAAAGCCTAGTCGGGCTTTAAACCGCCAATAATGGCACAACAGAAAGGGAGTCAAAATTACCTATGAGACATCTGCAACAGATGCAGGCCATGTTTGACCAGCTATTTGACGCTGACCAAGCAAAGCCTAGCCATGACCTAGCGCGATTATTGCCTAGCGATTGGCTATCGGAATCGGTTAAAAAATCGGTCGCAGAATCGGTTGAAAATTCGGTTGAAAATTCGGTTAGCAATCGGTTGAAAAAATCGGTTGACAACCACGCATAATGAATTAATCTAGGATTAACAACATAGACAGATAAGGAGTCGAAAATGTCTAAGAAAGCACAAAAATCAGAATGGGAAATTAAGCGCGATAAACAGATCGCAGAAAATAAAAAGGGCATGGCAAAATTAACTGAAAAACAGTTAATCGCCATAAAGAATGTTCGTAAATCTCTGGGCGTATCGCTTGGCAGTATATTCGAGAATCAGGACATATTGCTGTCAGAATTGCGCGAGCTAGACAATGCTTTCCATGCGCTATGCCGCCATTTCAATTTTGATCATAGCTACTGGGGGGATGAATAATGAACGCGATTGAATTTCTTGTCTGGGCTATGACCAACCCAGACGCACCCGATGCCGATTTAAAATCCAAATACGAATCGGTCTATGAAACTGACCAGCACCGCCTGCAAAGGGCGGTCGCTAAATACGGCAAGCCGGATGATTCGGTTAGCAAGCTGGTTGGAGATCCGGATTATGTCTGAGAAACTTTGCCCAGACTGCGGCGGCGAAGGCCAATGCGAATATGAAGTAGCCCAGCCAGATTACCGCTATGGCGGTGAACTGGTTGGAAAATGGATGGACTGCGAAACCTGCCAAGGGTCAGGCTATATCGAAGTCGAATATCTGCCTGTCGATGGATGCGAAGAGTGCGAATTTTACGGCGTTGCCTGCGCTGAGTGCATCCAATACGGCGAAGCAAAACAAGCATAGGACAGGGCGGCACTAGCCGCCCTTTTCTACATCCAGCCCCTGTCTATCGGGTTATCCAGCCCATTGCCTATAGCCAGCCAGTCTTTATCGGTCTGATCGGTTGCCATAAAGGCCAGAATATCGGTCAAAATAGGCTGATAATAGAACCCTTCAGCCTTGTATGCGTTCCACATCTTCTCCGCCACTGTCTCAGCATACTGCTTTTGCTTATCGGATAGTTTATTCTTACATACCGATTGCTGGCGATTTGAGCGTCTCTGAGTGCGCTTCCCTTCTCTTCTGCACCAACCCTGCCAGAAAGCCCTGCAAGAGGCGTATGCGGCCTTAAAACCGTTCTTTTCGTCCCATAACCGAATATCGGTTAATATTTCATCTGCATCCAAGCCTAAATCGGTTGCATATTGCCTATCCTGATCGGTTGGTTGCCAATCGGTTAGTTTTTGTTTCGCCCCTTTATTGGATTTTGTTGATTCTGTTCTTTGTATATCTCTGTCTTTAGTAAGTGTCTGATTTACCGGCGCCGGAAAAACCGTCGCCGGATTTTCAGTCTCCGGTGAATCTTTAACGATATAGCGGGTTTCAGAGAATTTACCCTCTGCTCTGACGATATCGCGGCTGATATACCCATACTGCTCCAAAGTTGCAAGAATCCGTCGGGTTTTATCCCTGCCCATGTCGAACCTGTTCTGCAACTGCTTCACCCTTACCTGCCAATCGTTCGGCTTGCTCAAAAGGTAAACCAACAGCCCCAGATGATCGGTTGAGAGCCTTTCGTCATTTATCAGCTGATTCGGTAAAACGCTGAAGTTATCCTTCAAGCTACTGCGTACAATTAAGCTATCACTCATTTCCGACTCCCTTAAATAGTCCTATTTCAAAATGCGCCAGCAAGCCCTTATCTTGCCAGTCTCGCATCTGGTTTCTGCCCCCATATTGCACCGTGTATGGCGCGTCAAAATTTATATAGCCCAGACGGTCAGACCATTGCACAAACAGATAGGCTGGCGTGTTGCAAGCCTCTGATAACTGCCTAGCCGCCATAACTTTCGACAGATTGCAAAAAAATGTAGGGTACTTGGTCATAAAATTATTCCGGCATCTGATCTCAATCAACGCCGCCAACGTATCCCCATTAAAAATAGCATAATCCAGATGGTTGTGAATCGGCAGTTTCTCTGCCCGTTGCCCATCTTTGCAGATCCGGCCTATGACAGCCCTTTCCCGTGCCAAGTCCCCCTCTGTTTCGTATAACGGCCTGTTCACTTTGACTGCCTTCTCTGCATAGCCCTGCGAGTGTGCATAGCCATAAGCGGTGTCATCTTAGGCAAACGCTGATTTCGGTCAGAGCCAACTGGCAACCTATCCTCAATCTGTAGCATCTGAGCCTTACGCCGCTTCAGCCAAGCTGTAAACTCTTCCACCGTCATCTCTGCCGCAGTTTTTTCCTTCATGCTCCGTCCTTCTCTCTGCAAACGCTCTCGATGATGTAAACGTAATCATCGCCAAACCTATCCCGCAGTTTTTTCCTGACCTGCATCTTGTGCTTCTGGCCTTCCCTGTTGCAAGCCGCCCTCGTCTCATAGTTGCCCTTCTCTAAGAAAAAGCACTCATTACTGCTACCATTCCCAAAGTCATTGACCATGCAAACTATCGCAATTATCTCAAACATCTGCCCAGCTCTCCCTTACCAGCATCAGCCACGTTTCAAAATCCACCTGCGCCACATAATCCATGCCAGCATAATCCGCGCTAATGCTGGACATCCTGACAAGGCAATGTATCGGTTGGCGGTCATACTTCCATATCAGAACAGGCTGGCATCCAGTGGCATCTGCCGCCGCTGTGCATTGCGACCACCAGTCCGGCTTGTAAGTAGTGCCGGAGGCGTACCGCTTGGCCTCTATGCTCCAGCCATCCACTCCGATAATGTCACCATGCAAGCTGGCTCTGTACTGCTCGATATCTCTCTTTACATCATCAATACCCAGCCCATCCATGATCATCCGGCACAGCTCTCTCTCGAAATTTGCGCCCTTTACTCTACCATTAGTCAATGGAACTTCTCCCCTTCGGCGGCATATATGTTTTCGGAATAGGCGGTTTACCCGTCAGATTTTCGGTTATTTCCGCATCCTGAAACGCATCATCTGGCATCAATTCATCCAGCAATTCCATCTGTCTGCGCCTGTCATGTATGTTTGATTCCCAATCTTTTGATTTGCTCATAACCAATCCACCTCTGTTGTATCTGGTATTTGATCTGTCCATACAAACCATGCAAAGGCCATCTTGCCAGAGCCGTACCAAGCCGCATCATGGTCTGCGCGAATCATTGTCTGCCTTTTGCTGAATACATATATCCGGCAGGGCGGGTGCTTGGCATATAGCTGGTTAAACCGCTTGATGCCCTCTAAAAAAGCCAGCCGTAACAGCCAGCAATGTTTCTTTACACCCAGATCAATCGCCTTCTGTATAAAAGCCTGAGCGTGTTTATAGGGCGGATTGGTCACAATATTCGGGGCAAGGGCTTTCTGTTCCAGCAAGAAATCTCTGCCGGATGCGCCAAACCCCCAGTCATTCAGATCAGTGTCCACCGTATTATATCCATGCTCTCTCAGTACAGAACTGATAGCACCATTGCCGCAAGCACATTCCCATATATCCCCGTTAAATATCTCGACATCCAGAAACGGTCTGATAGATGTCTCAGGGGTCGGATAAAAATCATCCTTATGCCTGTTTGTCATGGAACACCTCACACCAATCCTTTAGCCCTACCTTGCCGCCGGACATACGATATAATTCCATCATGTGTCGGGCGTTCGGTGGGCGCACTCCATATATCCAAGCATGGACACAAGGCTGGGTTACATTCATTTTACGAGCAAGGTCAGCCTGCTTCATATCCTTTGTTATCAGCCACTTAGCTAGATGCACAATCTTCTCCTCTAAAATAGTTGACATGACCATATATAACCTCTAATAAAGTAAAGGAACAGTTTTGTAAAACGAAAAGTTAGTCAGGGATTATGAGAGAAAAGCTAGACCATTACAGTCCTAGCCAGCTATTGCGCCCAATGGCCGTTTGGATGTTTCAGTACGTCTATCTGAACAAGCAACAGCGCAGAGCTATTAAGGTTGGGTACAATGCCGCATTTGGTACGGCAGTGCATGGTGCTATTCAGGCATTGCTTACTGCTGGGCTAGACTTTGAATCGGCATTAGAACAAGCCTACCTATCGTTTGATTTCCATGATGCGCCGGAAGGTGAACCAGAAGAGAAGCGCGAGAAGTACCGTGAACTGATCGCCGATGCGGTTGAAGAAGGTGTTTCTTTATTGTCTGAGGTGTACGGGGGTGCAGAAGAGGAGCGGAGAGTCGAGGTATCGCTAGACGGTGTTGAACTACCGATCATGGGTTACATAGACCTCTGCGCCTCTGACAGCTTCTGTGAGGTAAAGACAAAAGCGCCAAGAATGGGGCAGGTCAAAAAAGACGGCACACGGGGCTGGGTAAAAGCGTCATTGCCAGCCAAGCCACAGTTTGAGCATCTGTGCCAAGTCTCCATTTATCAGAAGGCCACGGGGCTAGAGCCACATCTGGCCTACGTTAGTGCTACTGGTGGCGTTATGTTTACCCCCGACAACTGCGAAGAACTACAGCCGGAATATCTGGCGTACTGTCTCGAAGAAATGCGCGGCAAAGCGATTCGGCGGCAAAACTTAATGAAGGTATCGGATGATCCGAAGGTATTGGCTGGGCTATTAGACCCAGACTTTCAGCATCCATTTTACTGGGATGAGGAACACAAAGAAGAAGCAAAGGAGCTGTGGAAAGTATGAGCAATATATTCGCAACAATGAGCCAGATTGACACCCGCAAGCTGGTCGAGAAAAAGAACGGGTTTACCTACCTAAGCTGGGCGCACGCTCTGCGGCTGTTAAAACAGCACGTTCCAGAGGCTACTGTGACCAAGCACATATTCAAGCAGGCAGATGACACCTATCTGCCATACATGATTGATGCACAGGGCTATGCCTATGTGCAAGTAACTGTAACGCTGGGCAAGGATGAACCAGCCACTACGGAAATCATGCCAATCCTAAACCATGCCAATCGGCCTGTTCAAAAGCCCAACAGCTTCGAGGTGAACGCCTCAATACAGCGTTGCATGGCTAAGGCGATCAGTATGTCAACGGGATTAGGTTTACATCTTTATGCTGGAGAAGATATGCCAGCACCATCACCAGTTTCTGCTGGTTCGGACAACTCCGAACAGAAGGCAGAGAGGGGCGCGGCGTCTGGGCAATTAGCCGAAATCCGTGATGTGTTTATCAAAGAGGAACGCTCAGATGCCGCATCAACCCCGCAGAAGATAAAGTCACCCCTATCGCTTGCCGATGAGGTGGCCTTATGCCCCGATATAGATGCCCTAAAGGCTCTATATGGTCGCAAGATCAAGTGGGCTTCCGAAGAAGTAGAATTATTCACCAAAAGAAAACAGGAGTTATTAAATGGCTGAATATGAACAGAAGGATATGACGGCCTCGTTATTTCCTAACGATAAGGGTGACAATGAGAAGCGTCCTGATATGACTGGTTCTATGACAATGGACGGGACAAAGTACAGCCTGTCTGCTTGGAAGAACGAATCAAAGGCTGGCAAGCAATATCTGAGCATCAAGGTTTCTG